AAGCATGTATCTTGAAGAAATCCCCCACAGAGGTTATAATAGGACTGTTCCCAAGTGTATCAGAGAGAACACCCATGCCTGCTATTAAAGAGAGAAAGAAGTATCCAAACTGTTTGAGGTATCCTGGAGGTAAGTCAAGGATTATCCATTATCTCTTCAGAAAGAATATGATACCTTCACAGATCAAGGAGTATCGGGAAGGGTTCTTAGGTGGTGGTAGTTGTGCACTTGCATTCTCTACGATGTATCCAGGGACTCCTGTATGGGTGAATGATCTTTATTATAATCTGTATTGTTTCTGGACACAGTTACAGAATAACTCAGATAGTCTCACAAATCGTATATTAGAATTAAAAGATAAAGCTTGTGTTGCTACTGATGTTACTGAGTTAGAACAGAAACACAGAGATCTCTATGGAGAGATGAGAGAGTTAATCAATACTTCTACAGAACCACATGATCTTGCAACCGCCTTTTATATTCTAAACCGGAGTAGTTTTGGGGGATTTACAGAACAGAATAAGAATGCGTTTATTCGTGACTCTTATAAGAATACAATCTTCAATCAGGTTAAGATTAAAAAATTACCGGAGATTTCATCAATCATACAACCATGGCGGATTACGAATGGGGACTACAGAGAACTGATGCAGGCTCCGGGTGAGGATGTCTTTGTATTCTTGGACCCACCTTACTTAATTAAGGATATGTTATATGGTAAGAACAAGGAGATGCATACGGGGTTTGTACATGAGGACTTTGTTGCAGCTTGTAAGGATACTCCACATAACTGGATGATCACCTATAATGAACATCCATGGTTACGTGAACAGTTTGCTGATTATCATATGGAAACATTTGAGTTTCGGTATTCACTTGCACATCGTAAAGAGAATGGCAATAAGAAAGAAGAGTTATTGGTAATGAACTATCAACTTCCGCGTCAGTTGGAAGAAAATAACATTCTTTCTGAACTACTAGATAACGTGTAACCTTAGGAGGTTTCTATGTTGAACAAAGTTTATCACATCTATTCAGATGATAAGTGTCTACATCACAATCTGAACGAGGATAGTTTCAACGGTCTATGGGAGTATTACTTTATGGAAGGAGTGAAGTGTACTTATGAAGTATGTGACGCTAAGGTATTAGAGGAGTCTAGTTACTAATGAAAATGAGTACACAGAATATGAGTGTAGAGGGTGAAGGTCTCTCATTCACAAAGAAGTGGTCTGGGAAGGATCCTGGACCCCTTCCAGTCCGTTCTAATAATGTATTCACACCTAAGGAAAGAGAAGAACTAAAAGAGATCTTTCATGAAGTTCTATCTGAATATGGACTTGTGAAACGTGTTGACTAACAACTAAATATCGTATACAATAATGAATGAAATGGAGTGATTATTTAACTCATGGCCAAAGGATTTACAGTAAAAGCAGCAAAGCCCAATACTAAGAAAAGTGGTAGTTCAGAACCTGAATGGGATATTGACGCAATCAAAGAACGAATGCGTGGTAAGACAATTGTATTCTGTCTTCCAGGTCGTGGATGTTCATTCACCTTCCTGAAGAACTTTGTACAATTGTGTTTTGATATGGTTCAAAACCAAATGAGTATTCAGATCTCACAAGACTATAGTTCCATGGTGAACTTTGCTCGTTGTAAGTGTTTGGGTGCTAATGTACTTCGTGGACCAGATCAGATTCCCTGGGACGGTAAACTAGAGTATGATTATCAGTTGTGGATTGATAGTGATATTGTCTTCAATACAGAGAAGTTCTGGCAACTCTGTGATATGGCAGTCCCAGCTGAAGGTGAAGAGAAACAACTTGTCAGTGGTTGGTATGCTACTGAAGATGGACGTACTACATCAGTTGCTCATTGGTTGGATGAAGATGACTTCCGTAATAATGGTGGTGTCATGAATCATGAGATGGTTGATGGTATTCAGAAACGTAAGAAGCCTTTCACTGTTGATTATGCAGGGTTTGGTTGGTTGATGGTTAAGAAGGGTGTGTTTGAACATCCTGAGATGAAGTATCCATGGTTCGCTCCTAAGATGCAAGTCTTTGAATCTGGAGCAGTTCAAGATATGTGTGGTGAAGATGTATCCTTCTGTTTGGATGCTATCGAAGCTGGTATTGAGATCTGGTGTGATCCTCGTATCCGTGTTGGACATGAGAAGATGCGAGTCATTTAATAAACTGTCACAGAGGGTTCTAGGATCCTCTCTAACCCCTTTATAATATACAAGTAGATACAACACACTATGGCAAAGTTCAGACGTTCACTGATGGGTGGAACATTCATTGAAACCAAGCCCAAGAAAACACGACAGGGCGCAGGACAACATACTAAGTACGCAGCTAGTTCTGGTAATAGTAAACCCAAACGTTACCGAGGACAAGGACGTTAAATCAGTTTCTAAATTGGCACAATCCCCCTACCACAGGGGGTATTTTTGTGCCATACTATAGGGGTACCAAACTACAAAACCCATGGCACTTCTAAAGTACATTGGATCCGTCATTAACCTTGCCAATAGTTTTTCACAATCAACTAGACCTAAACATGTGGGTCAGATGAGTGAACTGATTCAACAGTTTAGAAATCAAAGTGACAATCATGAAGTTGATGACTGGGAGAAGTTCTATGATGGTGATGATAAGATTGATGCTGCATCAGAAAAGATCTGGGAATGTGTTCTAGCCATGAAAGAGAATCTTAACGAACTCACTAAAGATGATGTTCGTGAATGGACCAAAGATCTCATCATCAATAAGACTCACTCAGGTTTGCAAATTCAACTTGACGTACTTAAATTGTGTGCTGATGGTCAGTCCTATCGTCTTGCCAATATTGAGGAAGAATCAAAAGGCATTGATGGTTATATTGGTAACGAACCAGTGTCAATTAAACCCAATACTTACAAGAAGACAATAAACGCTTACAAAGAAACAATACCTTATCGTATAATATACTATACCAATGGGAAAAGGGGATTAAAAATAGTATGAATAAAATTATCTGCTCAGACTCTCTTGTTGCATTGAAAGAGATGAAAGATGAATCTGTCGACATAGTATTGACCTCACCACCATATAATTATGGGATGGAATATGACACCCATGATGATTCTGGAGATAATGAAGAATACTTGAATCAAATACTTTCTGTATTCTCTGAGTGTAAAAGATTATTGAAGTCTGGTGGCAGATTGATCATCAATGTGCAACCAAACTATAAACAATACAATCCAACTCATCACCAAATTACTAAACATATGACTGAAGAAGGTATGATTTGGAGAGGAGAGATAATTTGGTTGAAGAACAATATTAAAAAACTTACAGCATGGGGTAGTTATAAGTCACCATCTTGTCCATATCTTTCTTATCCTTTTGAATTTATTGAGATATTCAGTAAAGATGACATTAAAAAGAAGGGTGATAAAGAGAACATTGATATCACCAAAGAAGAATTTATCAAATATGTAAACGGCCATTGGTCTATGGCTCCAGAAACAAAAATGAAACAATATGGACATCCTGCTATGTTTCCAGAAGAATTGGTAGAAAGGTGTTTAAAGTTGTTCTCCTACAAAGGGGATATTGTTTTAGATCCTTTTAATGGTGCTGGTACTACTACTTTTATTGCTCATAAATTGGGTAGAGAATATATTGGAATTGATATGAGTAAAAAGTATTGTGAGGTCGCTACAAGGAGAATCACTGAATATAATCCACTAAATAAATTTCTTGTATAGTGTTGTATGGCTTCTTTGATTTGTAATCTTCCTGCAGTAGAAGTGTGGGTAAGAAAAGAATATTTAACAGACCATCAATCTGGTCACGGAGAGTTCGTCAAGGGTGTCTGGGTGTCTTGTAAGAGTATGCCAGGACGTGCATTCTACTTTGAGACATATCTCCCAGAGTATGCAGCAATGTATGATAAACTTCCTATCAGTGCGTTTGTATCAGAACCAGAAACACCTAATCCTGATATGAATCTACCTAACTTACAGTTCTGGAACTGTATGGATTATGGTGTAGTAAGTATTGCAAAACAGTTCATTGGATCGATGGACTTTGAACTATATACAAGAGATTATGATATTATGAAGGGTACTTACATCTGTACCATTGATAATTACCATGCAGATCCAGATGTGATTGATTGTGCAACATCTGAGAATCCTGCTGAACATAAGTCTCATAATCTGATTGAGTTGGATAACGGTCAATATGCCTTGTATCCAAACAATCGTATGAGAATCTTTGATAATAGTCTTACACCTGTAGATCCTAAGATGCCTGACTTTAAGGTATCAACTGAATATTATTCTGTAGAGAATGGATTTGAACGATTAGGTATGGGACGTGAAGATGAGTACTTTTGGAAAACCGCTAAGGAGAGAGAAAATGAGCAACCAGGAATTTCTAAGGGAGATTGCGAATGATGAGAAAAATCCTCGACAAATGAAGAAGGTGAATACAGATGGACTCTTTGAAACAACTGATTGTTCTGATCCTGATCATATCTGTACTTGTGGTTCTGAACAGGTAACACTAACTGAGGATTAGTGTTCTAAATAAGGTAGATTTGTTGTATCAAATACGTGCCTGCTGAAAGAATTAGCAAAGGGTTTAAGGACATCAGTGCAGTCTTCGAAGTTAATCCGTTAAACGATGACTTGATTATACTGAAAAATTCTAATGCCATTGCTCGTTCTATTCGTAATATAATTTTTACTGCTCGTGGTGACAAACCTTTCAATCCATTCTTTGGATCTAGGGTGTCTGAGTTGTTATTCGATCCTATGGATCAAATTACTACACTAGCAATTAAAACAGAAATTGAAGAAACCATCAAAAACTTCGAATCTAGAGTAGATCTGAAAGAAGTTCAGGTTAATCCATTATATGATGATAATGAATATAGTGTAGTCATTAACTATGAGATCATAGGTATTGACGTTGATCCACAACAACTCTCATTCGCCTTAGAGCTTACCAGATAAATGCCTCTAGTAAATTTTAGTAATCTAGATTTCGATCAGATCAAGGCATCCATTAAAGATTATCTTCGTGCTAATTCAAACTTCACGGATTATGACTTTGAAGGATCGAACTTATCTACGATAATCGATACTCTAGCATACAACACTTATATTACTTCATACAACGCCAACATGGTGACGAATGAAGTATTCATTGATAGTGCAACGTTGAGAGAGAATGTTGTATCACTATCACGTAACGTAGGATATCTTCCAAGGTCAAGGAAAGCATCTGTAGCTAATATTTCTTTCTTAGTAGATGTATCTAATACCACAGCAACATCTGTTACTTTAAAAGCTGGAATTGTAGGTCTTTCTGGAACTGTGGGTAAAAAAACCCTTACATTCTCGATTGCAAATGATATCACTGTTGTAGTTGATTCTGATGGTATTGCAAACTTTACCAACATCGATGTATTTCAGGGAACATACTTAAAACAAACTTATACAGTATCATCACGTAATAAGACACAGAAGTTTATTTTGCCTAATGCTGGTGTTGACACTTCACTGATTCGCGTGAATGTAAAGGAATCAGAAGCTTCTACTGTCACTAGAATGTTTACACAGTTTGATAGTTTATTTGATGTTGGACCACAGTCACCTGTATACTTCCTGCAGGAGATTGATTCTGAAAGATATGAAGTAATGTTTGGTGATGGAACATTCGGTGTATCACTACAAGAACCAAATTATATTGAGATTAATTATATTCAATGTGATGGTGAAATAGGTAATGGGATATCGAAAGTAAGGTATGCAGGAACACTTAGAGATAATAACAATAACGCAATCACATCGGGTGTATCACTTATTACTGTAAATGAACCATCTTATGGTGGTAGTAGTATTGAGAGTGTTGAATCAATCAAGAAGTACTCAACACAGATTTATTCCTCACAGAATCGTGCAGTTACTGCTGGTGACTTTGAGGCAATCGTTCCTACCATCTATCCTGAAACTGAATCTATCTCAGCCTTCGGTGGTGAAGAACTCACACCCCCACAATATGGAAAGGTATTTGTAAGCATCAAACCAACTAATGGTGTATTCCTTTCAAGTACAATTAAAGAAAATATTAAGAAACAAATTAGTAAGTATTCTGTAGCAGGTATTGTAACTGAGATTATTGATCTTAAGTACCTGTATGTTGAAACAAACT